TAAATTGTAACAGAGACCCGCGTGAACCGTTTGATCCAATATCTCCATGCTGGCCGAGTTCCCAGCCGTTAACAACAAAGCTATCGCTTCGGCCTAGGGTCCTAAACTTTGGAAATTTTTGCTTGATTAAGTAAGGTATGATTCCATTTGGAGCTTCTCCCTTTAAGAGAAGGGTACTAAACTCCATGTACTCTAGCGAATTTTTAAGAGTGGTAGCTTTTCGCCAATCTGTGCTCTTGAGCCATCTGTCCAAAAAGTCATCGTGATTACTTCTAACGATGGTCACGTCGTACTCTTTAAAATCTTCCAGCCCGGAAAGCATTGAATTGATCTCCCAACGCAGTCGGTTGGATCCGTCAATTTCTCTCTGATATTGGATGAACGGATCTTTGCTTTCGTGATGATTTATTGATAACCCATCAAACACGTCATGTAGGACTACGTGATCAGGTTTTAGAACCTTGAAAAGATTTAGAGTTTTATCAATCACTCTTTGATCGTGCTGGCCGTAATGGAGATCTCCAAGAATGGCCGCTGACACTTCTGAATTTTTAGAAACAGCGCTCTCAAAAGAGTCCGTGTCGTACTCAACTCTATAGTTAAGATCATAGAAATTTCCGTCCTCAGTGGCTGTTACTTGACGAACAAAAAACACTTCTGAGTTTTTGATTTCAACGATTGCAAATCCAAGAGTGTGATGGAACTCTCCCTTTTTACCGGACTTCGAATCGGTGTAATTCTTGACGGTGCAAGCACCAGTCGTTAACATCATTTTTGGTAAATTACCCTCAAGTACAGGAATTGTTTCTAAATGTACTTTGGGAGAGCCAAAAACGCAGGAATTGATTCCGCTCATTCCCTGTAAACCGGTCATTGGGTCAACGGCGGTCGGTTGAATCTTTACGTCCGACATGATCCACATGTGCTTATGAAGTTCATGACGATTTGCATCTAGATAATCTAAAATGCGATCAGCCCAAGTTTCATAGTTCTTATCGGTAAAAACCGATGTTGGATTTTTGTACCGACCGGCGATCACATGAATGTCAGCATTGATCTCTTTAGCATAGGCCTCCAAGTTACAAACGAAAGCTTCATGAACTGGTGTATCGTTTTGTGCCCAAGTGATTAGAAATTTTTTCTTTTTCTTATCGAACTTTCGTTCCCTAGCCTTTATTAATTGCGGAGACTCTTGAACAGAGCTCTCGGTTATTCCAAGCTTGGCTAACCATTTTTGAACAGTTCTTTCCGATTTGTCTAAATAGTCACTAAGCTGTTTCATTCGATCGTCCCAGCTTAGCTCTTTGTTCCAGTAAATTTCAGAAATTAGTAATACCTGTTCCTTTGTTAATTCTTCAAACTTCATCAGTAATTACAGTTTTTATGTTTATTAATTATATCTACCCGGGCGATAAAGTTTTAACCAGCTCTCTCGAAAGAATGATGGTGACGTTTAATAAATAACCTAGATGGAAAACACGTTTAAAAATTTGGACAATTACCGCAAGGGCAAAGAACCTCTACGTAATGCGGTACTACAGCACCCTACCGGAAATGACGTTTACGATTACTTGAAAAAGAACGTGAATCGTGATTTTTGGGTAACTCCATTTTCTAAATGGCAGAAGTCACAAAAAACACATAACAAATAATGTTTGGATTAGAAGAACTACCTGAAGCTGAAGAATCTCAAAACGTATCAATTGCATATTTCATGCTATCGTTGATGCAAATAGCTGACCAGGCTAAAATAATTCACTGGCAGACTCGTTATGACAGAGAACATCGCCATTATGGTGCTTTTTACGAGGGATTCATTGATCAAATGGACATAATTGTTGAAGCGATCGCCGGTAAATACGGAAAGGACCAGCTGAAGTTCGGAGAAGCAGCCATTGAAATATGCGATTACGAAATGGCAGTCGGCGAATTTTTTGACATGGTTGAAGTAACCTTCAGAGGAACTTTCTGCGAGCTATTCGACAGGGATAAAGATTCAGAACTATACAACTTGACTGATGAAATTTTAGATTTGGTCAACAAGACTAAATACTTATTACAATTTGAGGCCTAATATGTTTTTAAAAGTAAAAAGACTGCAGGCAATTCAGAGCCTGATCCTAGAAGCTGACATCATCCAGATCGGAGGTCAGATGGACAATCTTGTGGACAAAGACAAGAAATCCGGAAGTGAGGATGGAAAGAAGAAAGAGGATACTAATGAAATGTTGAATAGATTATTGGATGCCCTTTTTGCAATGGGAGAAGATGATCTAAACTCAAAATTAGACGATCCGGCATTTGAAAAGTACTTCGGTAATCCAAAAATGAAGGCTGTTCTAGATAGTTATTTTAATTACTTAACCGAAAGAGTCAAAGAATTTCGTAAGAATCTAGAAGAGGCTCTATCTAAGAAGGAGATCAATGAGGTTGAAATCGAAGAGATTAGCCGTAAAATTCTCACGTTCGTTTCAAGGATTCACGTTCTGGAAAAGGTGTATGCTAAGCTAGACACTAAGGGAAACACCGAATTCAGTGGAGAAATCTATGAAAAAATTAAACAGGTTCAAGAGGATTTGGCTGAAGCTTTCTCATTAAAGGTTAAGATTCCAGCAGATAAGGCAAAACAGGCCTACTCTAAATTTGAACAAGCGGATACCGAAGATGCTCAAAGAGAAGCAGCCGGAGAAGTATTTAATGCAATACACACGGCCGAAGTAATCACTGACGATATGTCAGATGAACTTACCGATGGAATTCAAGCAGCAAATACCGAATACGAGAAAAAAATTGATGCAAAGTTAGGAACCGGCACCTCAGCTGAACTTAAGAGCGGAGTGTTCATTAATAAAAACACAGCATCAATAATTAGAAGAATCTTTCAGTTCCAGTACACAAACTGGACAAATGAGGCGGACATCATTAGGGAAGCGAATGCCTTAAAGGTAAGCATCAATGGATTTCCAGACGTGTCTGATGAAGCCAAGGAGTACTTAGCTAGAATGGTAGAAGGAATTCAAAAGAGTCTTATTGAAAGAGCTAAGAGCAAAGAATTTGAGACAAAGAAATACAAAGGAATCCATTACGACTTCAATAAAAAACTACCTTTATACGAAAGAACGGTTCTTCCAGTAACTGGAAAGCAGATAGCTGACGATACAAAGATAATGAAATTCAGAAAGGCTTCACAGGCTTTAATGGGCCTTGTATTTGGAGCAGATACCACCGGGAACACGGCAACAGGTCAGTCTTTTGCCAGAACAGGCAAACACGTTCATGATCTGTACGCTAAAACTTTGAATACGGTCGGTAAAACTATTGGTAAAGCAGTCAAGGGTAGAGAAGGTGAAATGAAAGCTGATGCTTTCACTAGACTCTTTATTCTAGACACGTCAGTAGTTGACGAACCTAAACCGAAAGCGGTCACTGAGGAAGGCGAAGCTCCTGGAGTAACTCCACAGGTTCCAGGTTCAATCGGATCAATGGGCCCGATAACTCCACCGACTCAAAATACGATAGGCTCAGGAGACAAATTCGTTTCGCTTGGCGGAAATACCAAAGGGAAAAAGAAGAAATCTTCATTAGTATTGGGATTCGCAGATTTTATAAAAGAACAAAATAACAGATAATAAAATGAGAATTGTTAAAACATTCGAAAGTTTTTTTAATGGTCATGAAGACCAAGAAATGATGCCTCACCAGGCACCAAACGCGGATATGCAGCAACATCCAGCCGCTAAAATCGACCATGATGATCATCATGAAACTGAGAACTACATGTTCTTTGGAAACTTGGAAACCGTTCATAGATTAGCAGAGATCATGTTAAAAATGGATCCGTTAAAGGTTGATCAAATTTTAAAGAATGGACACAGTTGGGCAGTAGATCACATTGCTACCTCAAAGGACGATATCGAAGAAGTTGCTAACTTTTTAATCGGTGAAATGACTGAGGAAGTTGAAGAAGGTATTCATGATAGAGATATTTTATCAGCACCTCACACAAACGTAAAAGGAACTATGAGAGATTATGATCCTAAAGCAAGAGCCGAGAGTTTAGCTAGACTAAAGAACTTTGGCCCTAAAGATAAAGACTCTTCTGGGAAAGAGCGATCTGAGCACAATGGTAGATTCTCAGATAATCCAGGTAATGCAGAATACATGGCCGAGGGAAGTTACAAATGTAATGAATGTGGAATCTCTTATGAGGCCGCAGTCATCAACGAAGGCGATTTATGTGAGTGCGGAGGTACATTAACTAGAGAATAATCTATATGAAAGGACTCGTAAAATCATTTGGCCAATTCAATGAATCATTTAGAAATTCACAAGCTGAATGGTACTATGGTATTGCCGATTGTAAAGGTCTAGAGTCATTCATGAAGGCTCCGAGCGATGTTGAAATGGAAGCGGCTACTGAACTACTTGACATGGGAATCATTTCAAAGGAAGATAGTGATTCTGTTACAAAGGAATTTAATCACACGGTAGGCATGATGGCAATGAGATGTCAATTCAATGCTCAAAGGCATGCAGTCGTTTACATGGCAAAACTAGATAAAGAAGAGGCTGAAGAGATCGATGAATTAATGAGTAGTGGGGACTATGAAGAAGCCTTAGTGTATCTAAAACAAGTAGCCCATGAGATTAAACTGGCTAGAGGAAGAGGAGTTAATGCTGAAAGATCATGGAATAAAATTCCAAATCCGGATCTTGACCCAATGTCTGAAAGCCTACTTTATCACATCAACGAAGGTATCTCAATAGCAGAGTCAGTGTATCGACCTGCAAGTCAAGCTCATTTTGAACTTCTGGCTGAAGCTAGAACGGCATACGACCGAGGAGAAATTGAACTTACTGGGATCGACCAGATTCTATTCGAAGAGACCGACCTTGGAAGATTTGGTGAGTATCGAGGAGAAATTGTTCCATTGGATTTTTTGTTTGAAGCAGAATACAATGGAAAGAAGGTCGAGATCGGAAAACCCATGCGTGGCGGAACAAAGAAGTACTACGTGTATGTCATGAATCCGAAAACAAAAAGAGTTAAAAAGATCGCGTTCGGTGATGTACATGGAGGATTAACTGCCAAGGTAAGTAATCCCAAAGCACGTAAAAGTTTTGCAGCACGACATCAATGTCACCTAAAAAACGACAGAATGAAAGCTGGCTATTGGGCATGCAGAATTAACCGATACGCTCATTTATGGGGAGGCAAAACTTACCCAGGCTTTTGGTAATATGGAAAAGCCATACACTAATCTCAAGGAAGAGAATGGGGTTCTGATTAGAGAATTTTCTCAAACGATTGATCCAATAGAGTTAAAGTGGCACCGTGATGATGAGGCTAGGGAAATAATTTCAGAAAATGAGACGGACTGGATGATCCAATTGGATAATGCACTACCGACCTCGTTAAATAATACTATACTGATTCCAAGACATGAATGGCATCGTCTAATTAAGGGAACCGGTACACTAACTTTAAAAATTAAAAAGGAACCAGCATGAAATTCTCAATCGGAGACAGAATTATGATTAAGGCGGACGCTGAAGAGCTACAAAATGGCGTCATTGAAATGGTCGATGGTACTACGGGTACCATTTCAGAGATCTATCAAAACAACTACGAGCCTGACGTCGATCGATTTGAAGTTGAGCTGGATGAACCTATTGAATACAATGGGGAACGAATCAATGTTGTTCCAGGTCTGTATTCTGACAATATTGAACTGATAAAAAGCAGAAAAGCGGCTGCTGAAAAAACAAGCAGATCTAGCAAAAAGAGAATTAATGAAAGATACGCAATGTCATTTGCGGATCTGATGAAAAGAGAAAATCTAATAAAGTAATGTCAAAGGCAACCGAATCATTTAGGTCTTACTTGATAACTGAATCATATAAAGGGCCAGATCAACTTAAGTGGTCGCAATACCAATATCGAAAGCCTGAAATTTTTAAAAAGACATTCGAGCGTAGTGAAGTTAGCCTGTATGACAATCCTGACACAATAGACAACGAAGATCCGGGAATATCAAAGGAAGAGCAAGCTGAACTTAGGGCAATGGGATTTGCCAGTGCAACTGAGATTGAATACGTGTCAGCTCACAAACTGGAACTTGAATACGATATAATAATAGTGTGGGACGATTCTGGCGTTCAAACCATGTTATTCATTCCTAAACGAATGAAATTGGTGATTGATATTGAGACCTGGGATGAAGCTAACGACGAATCGGTGAACACTTTCATTGAAATGATCGACGATAACATCGGAGATAGATTTGAATGGGACAATGCAAAACAGCATTTTCCGATTGAGCCGACTTCGGTCGAAATTCACATGAATAAGTCATTTGACGCTAGTCAATTTAGTTACGAGTTCACGATTGGAGGATGGTAATTCGCCTGACCATATAATACAGATAGTAGGAAGACCTCAAGTCTTCCTTTTTTATTTTCTGCGATAAATAAACTAAAATGATTTGCATTTAATGGCAGCAGATATTAATTCTCTATTGATAAAACAAGCGTTCGCGGGAGTCAACTACATGGAAGCGTTAGCCGGAATGGAAGCAAAGACTCCATTTGAAGCTAGCGACTCTTTACTTGCTCCAAACGACCAAGGTTTCTTACAACACAACGTGAGTTCAATAATGAACAAGTTCACGGTGTTTCAATACGCTCCACTAAACGCGGGCGCATCGTATCGAGCAGAAGGACACTTTATTGGATTTTCAAGTCAATTAAAATCTGATCAAGAATACACAGCCGCGTCTCAAGCAAACAGTTTAATTAGAATCACTGCTCTAGAGAATGCAAAAAGGAAAGCCAGTACAAGCGGCGATGAGGCGCTAGTAAAAGAGATTGAAGCTAGAATTAAGTTTTATCAAAGCAGTGAAGGTGCAGTCTCAGCAGCAGCTCGAAATTTTAGAAAAAATTCAACAGATGTTCTTTCAAACCCTACGGCCAACAGATTAATCGATTGGGGCTCGAAAGTATCTGCATCAACCTTTGTAGGCTTTCAGCCGTATTCATATACTGATTTCATGTATTGTAAGTACTACGGAAAAATTCCAAACAACAGATTGATCACGTTACGTAGGTATCCTTTTCCGATAGGAGATTCATTGAGGCTTGGTGGAGAGCGTCGAAATGCT